AAGCCAAGCTGAACTTAAACGAAAAAGCCAACAACGGCGAATCGTCTGGTCAGATTGAGGCTCGTATCACGACTTGGGGTGCGCGAGAAGGCGCTGATGGTCGTAAATTCTTCTACAAGCCAGAAGGCTTTATGCAATGGGCCAAAGAGTTTGCCGCATCTGGCAGGCCACTGCCTATGTACGTCAATCACAATTCTGATGCCATTCCTGTTGGGGAATGGACAAGCATTGAGATGGATGACGAAGGCATGAACGCATCTGGTCGCTTGTATACCAACACCAGTGCTGGCAAAGACCTTTACCAAGTGATGAAAGAAAGCCCCAATATGTTTGGTGGTGTTTCTGTTGGCGCTTATGCTGAAGAATATCAGTGGGTAAAGGAAGATGGCGAAGCAATGACTATGGGTTCTGATGACCCGTATGAAGATGGCTATTTCCAAATCACTAAAGGTGGTTTGCGTGAGACTAGCGTAGTCATGCACCCTAATAACTTGAAGGCAGAAATCAAGAAGTTGGAATATTTCCGACCTGATGGTTCTGCTGACTTGAAAGTATTGGAAGAAGCCTTGCGGGATGCAGGTCTGTCCAAGCAGATGTCGGTTGCCGCCGCATCTGTATTCAAGACGGTAATTGAACAGCGTGATGCTGTTGAACTGCCTCTTGAAACTGCGCCAACTCAGAGTGATTCTGATGCGGAGGCAACCGAAGCGGAAATTCTCGCGGCTCTTGAGCAACGTGAACTTCTTAAACTCCTAGACAAACGCTTGAAAGGCTAATCATGTCTAAAGAAATCATCGAAAAATTGGATGCCATTGAAGCCAAACAGGCTGAAGGCATCACTGCTGTTGAAGCAAAAATCCCCGCTGCTGTTGAGGCTGTCAAAGCTGAAATGGCTGAAATGGTGTCTGCTCTGGAAGCCAAAGTTGCTTCTATCCAAATGCCTGAGTTCATTCGCACATCCGCTAAGACTGTTCGCGCTGATGTGAACCGTAACGTGCGTGAGCAACTGGCATCTTTCTACAAGAGCAACAACCGTGTGGAAAAAGAACTGCAAATCTTTGCAGATGAAAGCCAGATGGATGCGTACTTGAAAGAAGCCTCTGCTTTGACCGCTGGCGGCGATGGCAAAGGTGGTCGTACTGCTTACGATCCAGTGTTTGCTGCTCTGCGTTTGGCTAACCCCATGCGCGGCATCTCTCGCACTGTTGCTACCGATGGTTCTAGCTATCAGTTCCGTGTCAAAACTGGCAATGCTGGTGCTGCATGGGGCTATGACATCCAGAACAACGGCGCGGCTACAACTGAAAACACTTCTATCTGGCAATTGGTTTTGCAAGACTTGAACGTGCAGTTCCCAATCCGTACAGCCGCTTTGGATGACATTGACGGTCTGGAAGCCAACGTAGTTGACGATATGTTGATGGAATTCGCGCAAGCTGAAGCCCTGTCAATGATCCAAAACAACGACCAAGCTGCTCAATCGGGTACTAACCCCTACGGCGGTACAAACGGTCTGCGTGGTCTGGACCAGTACGCTGGTGCTAACTCCACTTACGCTGGTGGTACATCGTCTACTGCTGCTTTCGGCACTTCCGGTACTGGCTCTACAAGCGGTCTGCACTCGCTGGCTACTTATGACCAGTTGACTTCTAACGTCAACACTGTTGGTGCTAACGCAATCCAATACAAAGACGTTATCAACACGATCTACGCTCTGCCACAGCAGTATTGGACTCCTAACACCAAGTTCATGGTTAACCCAATCTTGGCTCAAGCAATCCGTGGTCTGCAAGACACCAATGGTCGTCCAATCTTCAACTCTACTGAGTCGTTGAACCCCGATGGCATCATTGGTCAAATGCTCGGCTTTGACGTTGTAATGAACAAGTATCTGGACACACCATCGCAAACTACAACTGGTTCTGCTGGCACTTCTAGCCTGTACCCAATGTACTTTGGTGACTGGAGCCGCGCTCACACAATCATTGATCGTTTGAACATGGTTATGCGCCGTTATGACCAGACATTGCCCGGTTACATAACATTTTTCGGAGAAAAAAGATTGGCCTGCAGTGTTCGTGATCCAAACGCACTGGTGCGCTATCGCTCGACAGGTACAGCTACCTGATAAATTGGAGGGGCGTAATTGCCCCTCCTTTTTGTGCCAATAATTTAGGAACTGATATGACCATTACCGAACGCATCCTGTCTGGGATTAAGCAAACTTTAGAAACTGGCGATAAAGTCACGATTGACTTGCGCGAAGCATCTGCTATCACAGGCTCTGGTGACGGGGTAGGTGGTCGCACTCACTTTGACGAAGCGTTTTCTGCATTGCGCTATGCAAACCCGTTTCGTCTTCTTGCTCGAAATATTAAAGCGCCCGGCAATTCTTCTGTTCAGTTTGTTGCCAAAACTGGTAACGCTGCTAACAGTACAAACCCTTGGGGCTACACAGTAAGCCCAAACACTGGCTCACCAAACACCAACACCAGCATTTGGCAATTGCCCACTCGCGTAATCTCTGCTCAACTGCCTGTTCGTTCGGCTGTGTTGTCGGATGTAAACGGTTTGGAATCAACTTTGGTTGATGACTTGATGATGGAATTTGCCCAACTGGAGGGCGCATCTGCTGGACTTAACAACGACCAAGCAGGCTCTACAACCACATCGACTGGTGGTACTGATGGCTTGCGTGGTCTTAACAGCTACCCCGGCGCTGCTGGCGCTTCTGCTGCGTTTGGTTCTAGCGGCACAGCTATCACAAACGGTTTGCACACAATTCGCACTGTTGGATACACCACAGGTGAACTAGAACATGAAACCCTGTCGGCAATGGCAGCGGCTTTCCCCGGTCAATATTGGAATTTGCCCGGTACGGCTTGGATGATGTCGCCATCTGCCATTCAAGCATTGCGTGATTATGTTCACGGTGGAACAAACCAATCAAGTTACGCATTTGTTGAAAACGGCGCTGATAACGCTGGCGCATTGACTCATGTGTTTGGTTTCCCTGTAATTGTGAACCCTTATTTGGACGCAATTGGCACTGTGGGCGCAAAGCCTGTTTACCTTGCTAACTGGCCTCGTTTTATGACGATTGCCGATGTGGAAGAAATGACTGTCCAAGCAATGGAACAGACAACTCCCGGTTTTGTAAACCTGTATGCTGAAAAGCGCATGGTTAGCACTGTTCGTGACGTTTTTGCTGGTGTTCGTGCAATCGAGGTCTGAACATGAGCGTTGACAACTATCAATACGCTGCGCCCTTTGGGGCGCAAACGCGCAATCCTTTCAACTACGCCAAGGTTGAACAGATTGGTCGTGATAGTGCTACGGCGTGGTTGACGCTTGATGAAATGACGAATCAACTCAACTTGTTTGATGATGAAAGTCAGGACACCTACATTTCGGCTTTAGGAATCGCCACCAGACAAGCGATTGAGGATTACTTGGGGATGTCTATCCTTCCAGTAACTTATCGCGTCTGGTACGGTTCTGAGAGCCTTGTAGCGTCACCTATCAGCCTTGATTTGCCTGAAGTCAGTCAGAACACAACTCCAAGTCAGCCCGGCGTTACGATTAACTCGGTTGGTTATTGGAATGATGCTTTCCCGCCTGTGTTTCAAACAATCACAAGCACCAACTATTACTACGATGCTTCTGGCAACAAAGTAATTGTTAGCAACTTGCCAACTGACATCAATACAGTGATGACTGCTCCCATCGTTGTGGAGTATTCAACGGTTGCCAATCCATTGGCCTCGTATCCTGTTATCAAGCAAGCTGGCTTGTTGTTGCTGACGCATTTGTACAACAATCGTGCAAACGCAACAGAGACAAAGCTGAAAGACATTCCGTTTGGCGTGACAACACTGCTCCGCAGTTACAAACCTTTGGTGATGTGACATGGCAATTGCTCGTTTTGAGAACATCAAAATCAACAATCTGACTTTTGGCAAGTCTGATTTTGGTGAGCAATCCACGACCATCACAAAGTGGTTTGAGACTCGCGCACGGGTTTCTGCTGTTGGAAACAGTCTGAAAATTGCTGATAAGTATCGGCTGTATCAAGACATGGTTAATCTGACGCTGAACTACACGCCAAACATGAAAACGATAGTGGATAACCAGCATCTGTATTCCATTACCTATCGCAATCAAGATTGGCGTATTGACAATGCGCGGGAATCTGATGATCGCATGACAGTGATGTTCATGTGCTATCGCTCTGATCCAGTTACGGCGGTCTAATGGCAACTCAACTCAATCCTGTTGTTTACGGCAAAGCCATCCAGTATCAACTGGCTAACATTGTCACGCCTGTGCCTGTGTATGCGGCTTTCAACCGTAACTTTGCAACACAGCCCAAGTTCATCACTTGGATGCTGCGTAACGTGCATCAACCTGTATA